AAATAGAGTACACTATCACAGGCCCCATTGAGGTGGTGAGTGATACACAGCTACATGTAGAAACTGATAAGGGTATCATTCTAGTAGATGATACAATGGAAATTTATAAAGCATTAACAAATGGCTAGTTACGGTAACACAGGTGAGTTCAATGTGCTATATCCTACACGTAGGAAAATGGCTACAATCCTAAAAAGAATAATCAGGAATGATGTTGTGGATGGTGAGGGTACACTCGTAGAAAGTATCCGTATCAATGCCAAGATAACAGGCTTTCAAAAATTGGAGATACAAATCGTGGCCATGTATTACTTTATATTCTTAAACAATGGAGCTTATCTATGGAATGGTGGAGTAATCACCCCTCGTGATTTTGTAGCACAGTTTACGGATGAGTTAAATAATGCAGGTATTACTGCAGAAATTTATCGGCAGTACACTGAATGGTTAACTAAAAAGTATCCATTGATAGAGGCAGTTGAGGTACTCGAAAGACAGCAAAGAATAGTGTACACATTTGAGGCACTTGACCCTCCTCCAGGATTCTCTCCTAACTACCCCTTAGATGTCTAATTGTTTTTTCATTGAAAGGATATTAAACACATAGATGAGAGGTAGGGCTCCTACCTTTTCACTCTTAGTTATATCCCCATTGGTAAGGCCGTAGATGGTTTGCTCCCATGACCACTTACTTTGGGCTTGCTCTTTCTCTATCTCTTTAATCTCTTCAGGGTCCATCTCCCTGCGTTCCTGCTCATTCAGGTCCTCATCTAATTCCCCACTAAACAGATTCTCGTAGTTTTTTAGGAATGTATCCCTGTACTTAAGGAACTCATTTATTATCCCATAGACATCTGTAATAGCTACGTCATGGAATTTCTCAGCTCTTATATTACAGTCAAACTCATAGGGCTCTAGTATCTCATCCCCCCACTCATTTAGCTTGCTGTGCCGGTAGCAGATGGCACAAACTTTGTCAAGATTTGTGACGTAGTTATCTGTAAAATAATAGTCTAGGTCAATGTACTCGTAAAGGGTTAGCTTGCTGAATGGTTTGAACACCATCCCCAACAGCTCATGTTTATATTTTTTGGATGGCTCAGAGGCACACCAATTATTTTCTTGAATTAACTCAGTGAGCTCATCTACATCAAGGTCCTCAATGACCTCAATAGGCTCATCTGATAAAATAGAGAGAGCCTCACTATTATAGTAGTAGGCTCCCTGATCCTTTGCTATTCCGTTAAATTCAATGAACTGCTCAAGCGTTACTTGGCTCCATTGCTTGGGTACTTGTATCATTCTTTACTTGTTGACTGATTTTCTCCGCAATAAACATTAGATAAGGTATAGCTACATTTGCTGTTAACTTTCTAATGAGCTTTGCTTTATGCTTAATGTGTGCATCTGTGTAGTGCTCAGCAGGGGTAAGGTCCTCCCGTTTAAACATGACCGCTAACATCTCAGATACATAGCCTTTCTGTTTATGCAGTGCTATTTTTTCAATCATCTTAGTATCACGTACAGTCAACCTCATTTCTGCTCGATAGATGTAGCCCTCAAGCTCAAGCTCCTCAACTGTTGCGTATTCTTTCTGCTCAAGGCTATTAAATTCTTTGACCACATTAACAAAATCTGCCACATCATAATCCCAAAATTCAGACTCAGGGATGCCAAGGTAAGCAAACACTTTAAGGTGCTTATCAATGGGGTCCAGGTTAGGGTCATTGTTAATATCGGTAATGGTTTCAAATTGCTCAATGGTTATCTCATCGAGCTGATTGGGAATCTCCCTGTTTAATATACTTATCATGTTATAATTTTTGAACAAATATACGTTTTTTTTAATATAGGTAATGGCTAAAGATAAAATCCCTACCTATACAATTACTATTGACCCAGCATACGCTGAAAATGGTGAGGACCTTGGCATCGAACAGATAGCTTTTACCTCTAATCCTGCCATCAAAGTAAAGGGTATGGCATTTAACTCCCAAGCTAAGCCTTTATTCTTTAATGATGAGCTCAAGTATCGTATCACTGCACCTGCTTTGATACCTATGGAGATCTACCGATTGGATGAGGATACAGATGAGGAGTATAATGTTAAGTTTACCAAGGAAGAGATAGAGCTAATTCATGGAAAATTCATGCAAAAGATGGTTAATCGTGACTTATTTAACCTAGAGCACGATCAATCTATGACCGTTCCTGCCTATGTACTTGAGGCATGGATAGTAGATAACCCAAAACAAGATAAGGCATACTCCACATTTGGCATTGAAGTACCACAGGGTACGCTAATGGTAACTGCCCAGGTTACTGATAAGGAATACTATGCAGAACTTGTAGCACAAGACCAGATAGGATTCTCCATTGAGGGATACCTTGGGATGAAATTAAAAGAGCAAACAAAAACAAAAATAAATATGAACAAGTTACCTGATGGAGAACACACTATCGAGGATAAAATCTACGTTGTAAAAGATGGGGAAGTTATCGAGATACGTGATGTTGAAATGGAGGAGACCTCAGAAGAGGTAGCCTTAGAAGAAACTGTTATCGAAGAGGATACAGTAGAAGAGACAATGGCGGTAGATCCTGTAGTAGATGCAGAGGCTATCATTGCTATTGTACGACCTTTATTAGATGAGCATATGAATGCTGTAGCTGCAATGATTGCAGAAATGCGTAACCAACTAGATGAGATATTGTCTACTGAAGTAGAAGATGAGGAGATTGTAGAGGATGTGGCCTTGAGTGCACATCAAAGACTAAGTAACTTTGTAAAATTTAACACAACAAAATAACAACAAAAAAAATGCGTAAATTAAGATTTGATTTAAACGTTCTGCCAAGTGCAGAATTAACCCCTAACGCTGAGGCGTTCTATGCACAGGCTTACTTAGGTGGTACTGAGATTGCTGATAACTTCCGTACCTTACCAGGTATCAAGTACAAAACTAAAATTGGTACTGTTACTTTTGGTACAGGATTGTTAGCTACATCTCCATGTAACTTCCCTAACCTAAACACAGATGAATTAAGCTCACATGAAGTAGACGTATGTGCTCTTTCTGCAATGGCTCAAGTATGTCAATTTGATTTAGAGCAATCATTCGTATCTTTACAGATGGCAGCAGGATCTAACGGTGACTTCTCTGTAGCTAACTTCTTTAATTTCTACTGGTCTGAGATGGCTAACGCTGTGAACGGACAAATTGAGTCTTTAAGATGGCAAGGTGATACAGGTTCTGCTAACCCACAACTTGCTTTATGTGATGGTTATGAGGTTTTACTTGGTAATGGTCTCACTCCTCCTCCGGGAACTCTTCCTGTTATCTCAGGTGGTACAGGTACTATCACTACATTCTCAGGTGTAGGTGGATTAGGTGCTAAATTAGAGGCTGCTTTTGCTTTGGTACCTGCAGCTATTGCTTCCCGAACTGCTGATTTGCGTATCTACATGCCTACTCAATTAGTAAACATCTACCGATTAGGAGTAGCTTCAGGTAACACTAACGCATTTATCACTCAAGATTTATCTTTGACTTACTTAGGTATCAAGATTGTACTTTGTCCAGGGATGTCTAACAACACTTTTGTAATCACTTTGAAAGATAACTTAATCTTTGCCTTTGATGGTGAGGGAGACCCATCTGATCTACGTGCAGTGAACTTAGCTGATACTGTTGCTGAGCCGGTTATCCGTACTCGTGCTAACATGAAAGTTGGTTTCAGCTTTGTTAATCCACAGGATATCGTTTACTATTCTTAATATTAACTCATAGAGGGGGGCAACCCCCTTTATTTAATACTTTAACACAATGGCTTGTCAAGCATTAGAAACAATCTTAAAATCGTGTCTTAACAACAGTGGAGGTATTTATGGTATTTGGATTAACCAACAAGATGAGATTCTATCTATCACTCCTGCAGACCCATCAGCGGGTGCAGGATGGTCGATAACAGCTATCACTCTTCAGGCTACTCCTGTAACATTTGAAAACTTCTACGTTAGACGCAACACATCCAACTATACAGAGGATAGCACTATTGACTTAGTCAATGGTAGCTCATTTGTAACTCAGACTATTAACTTAATGTTCCACCGGAGAGAAGCTGCTAAGTCTCGTGCTATTAAAATCTTAGGCTCAGGACAGCAGTATCTTACAGCTATCATCCTTGATGCTAACGGTCTTTATTGGTACTTCCCATACTTGCAAGTATCTGCTACAGGTGAGGGCTCAGGTACAGCTCGTGCAGATGGCTCAAAGTACTCGGTTACTTTGGTAGCAGAGAATGAGTACCTAGCATACGAAGTTAATATGAGTGCTGGAGCACTTGCTGCAATCGGAGTATCATAGTTTAATATCCTGCCTCTCTATATTTAGAGCCCTGCCGTAATGGTGGGGCTTTTTTTATGAACATTTGATAAGTCTAATTTAATATAGGTGTGATTTACATTGAACAGGGAGTAATTAATCAGTTTGTTTTAACCTTAACAGAGGTAACAACTGTACCCACACCGCATTATTTATTTGTATTCACGAATGAAATGAATACCACAAGCATACCACAGCTATTTACAGCTCCTGATACAAGTGCTTACCCTGAAAGATACAACCTGTTTGCCCTAGATGAGCCTACAGATATCATACTAAAGAAAGGGCAGTACACGTATGAGGTATATGAGAGCTCAACAGCATACGTTTTGCCCCTTACAATAGCTCAGACTACAGGCGTAGTAATTGAAGAGGGGAGAATGGTTGTAAGTGGTCCTGCAGGTAACTCAATATACGATTAACTATGGCATGGTACGATAGATTTATTAAGAGCAACAAAGGCCCCGAGGTAATTGAGGGCTACCAATCATTTAGCACCCCATTCCTACCGGTAGGGAGAGGTAACTTGACACTACCTGTAGTAGATCCCAGGTATAACGCTAACATGTGGCAGTACTTTGGAAGTGACAACCTGTATCCTGAGCTATTGAATCAGATGTACTTTTCTAGTCCCTTACATGGTGCCATTGTGGACTTCAAAACCAATGCTGTGATTGGTGGTGGGTTTAACCTTACCACTGATAAGCTCACACCACAGGAAAAGCTAGAGATGTTTACCTTTGAAAAGAAAGCTAACCTAAAGCACACCGTTAAGGCAGTTACAAAGCAGTTAATTCTACACAATAGAGTATATTTTAAGCTGTATTTTGGTGAGAAACGCAAGCTAATTAAGATAGAGAACGTATCACCTGAAAAAGTAAGGGTAGGTAGAGATAAAAAAATGTACTTTTTGTGTGATGATTGGAGCAGGAGAATAGGCATTGAGGAGATAAAGCCTTACCACATCACTTGTAAAGATGCATGTCAACTATTTAGCTACGAAGTTAAGTCGGTAGGACAGGACTACTATTCCATACCAACATATAGTTCATGTTTAAATTTTGCATTTCTCTCGGGCGAGTTATCATATTTTGCTAAAAGCAACATCCAAAATAGTGTATTCCCTAGCTTTGCTATGATGTTCCCAAAACGTCCACAGTCTGAGGAGGAGAAGCACATGATCAAGGAAACCATTGACCGCCTCAAGGGTGCAGCCAATGCCGGTAAGGCAGTTGCATTCTTTGCCAATAGTGCCGACCAACTTCCAAAGATTGAAAGCCTACCTACTAATGGCAATGACAAGCTATTCCATGAGGCATCTGCATTGAATACTGAGCAGATTTGTTTTGCTCACACTATTGACCCTATTTTAATGGGTATCCGTACCACTGGAAGCCTAGGTAGTGGTAGTGATATCAAGCAAGCCTATGTTATCTTTGAAAAGAATGTAGTAATGGAGCTACGTCAACAGGTAACTACTATCTTTAATGAGCTCTTGGGTATTGCTCGCATTCCTGCTGAGTTTACTATTAATAACTATCAAATTATTGGAGATACTATCATAGAGGTAGATGAAGAGACTGCAAAAGTTAAGGATGCATTGAATAACTTGATTGATGCACTACTAGGTAAAGTACTTGAAAAAATGACTACCAATGAGATACGTGCTCTAGCCTCACTTCCTCCTATTGATGAACCTACTCAACCTATTGTATAATGCTGTACTTTATAACTGAGGCATACCTCAAAACAAACACACCCATTACAGCCAATGTGGATGTTAATGACGTAACTCCCTACATTGCTACACAAGCGGCATTAAGAGTGCAGCCTATCTTAGGCACTACGTTCTATAATTATTTGCTTACTCAGTACAATGCTCAGGCCTTGCTACCTGATGAGGTAGATTTAGTAGAGTTTATTCAGCCGGTCATTGCATGGAGGAGTGCAGAGGATGCAGTGTTTGGATTGACCTACCAATTAAAAAACAAAGGCCTACAAACTCAATCAGGTGATTTCTCAGCAAGCGTATCACGCTCAGAGGTAGCCTTTGGCATGGAGCACTATGCACAGAAAGCTAGTTTCTTTGAGCAGCGTTTAATCAGGTGGCTACTTGCTAACCGTAACCTGTTCCCTATTTTTATATCCACAGCTAACCAGGATACTGACCTCAGACCAATGTTCCAAAACTGCTCATGCATTACTCAATGGCAAACTACCTGTACAGGAATGTGTGGTAACTTCCTTGAGAATGGGTACAATAACAGCATCCTGATATTGTGAAGTCACAGCTATCCATACTACTAGCTACAATGCATGCTAATTGGTTTAAGCTGTTAGCTGTTATCAGTGCATTTTTAATGCCTATCTCAGGGCTCTTATTCTTAGTTGGCTTTGTGATTGTATTGGATACCATTACAGGGGTATGGAAGAGCTATAAACACAAGGTAAAGATAACTAGCAGGGGCCTATCTGCAATCATTAGTAAGATGTTACTCTATGAGGTAACTGTTATCATGTTCTATATGATAGATAAATTTATCCTAAATGGTATCATTTTGCAGTTTTTCTCTGTAGAGTTACTGCTTACCAAGGTACTTGCACTCATCCTAGTTAGCATTGAGGTCATGAGTATTAACGAGAACTACAAAGCAGTCA